CTATTGGCGCACATTTGCTGAGAGTTGTTGTGTTCTCTGAGCATCCAACGCACTCGAAACGGCCTCGAGGTCGTCGTCGAACAGGTCCGCGTAGGTGTCCAGCGTCATGGCTGCAGACGCATGGCCGAGCATCCGCTGAACCACCTTCACATTCGCACCCGCCGAGACAGCCAACGATGCCGCGGTATGCCGGAAGTCGTGCGGAGACAGATCACGCTTGACCCCGGCCTCAGCCATTGCCTTTGTGAACCATGACCGCTCATTCTTCGGCCTGACGATGAACTTCCCCGTCCTCGGCCCGGTGAACACCAGGTCATCGTGGCCCTTGCCCTCGCACTGCCGTGCCAGGAGCTCGACGAGGAAGTCTGGAACCGGAACGCTGCGCCGCTCGTGGGACTTCGGCGTGCCCTCTACGATCTTCGAGCCGACCTCGACGGCATTCGCTTCGACATTGATCCGCTTGCGCAGCAGATCCAGATGACGGACTCGCAGGCCGGCCATTTCGCCCCACCTGAGCCCGGTATAGCAGGCAAGGTAGACGAGGGCCGACCATTGGCCTTCTGCGGCCTCTGCGATCGCTTGCACCTCAGCATGGGAGAGGTACACACGGCTGCGCTTGGCCTTCCTCGGCAGGTTGCCCGGATCGGCTGCAGGATTCGAGGGGATCAAGCGGTCCTTCACTGCGTCCTCAAGCACGCCACGCAGGACAAGATGAGCGTGCTCGATCGTCGTCGCACCTTTGCCGGCCGTCGTCATCGTCGACACCCAATCCGCAACCTCGGAGGGTCTGATCGTCCCGATCTGCCGCTTTGCCCACACTGGGCCCGCATGGATTCTCCACGCGATCTCATACCGGCGTCGGGTCGATGCCTTGATCCCTGATTTGCGTGCATACCAGTCGTCCCATAGCTCGCCCACGGTCGTCTTTCCCGCCGAGGCCTTGATGTAGGTGCCCTTCGAGACCTCGCTGACGGTATCGCTCATCCACTGCTCGGCTGACGCCTTTGTCGTGAAGCCGCGCTTCTGCGTCCGCCGCCCCGTCTCGTCGACGTAGAGGACGCGGTAACGCTTCTGCCCCGAACGGGTGGCGTAGCGGTTAATCGTCGCCATTGGACACCGGCTGCTGGTCTTCGGTCGGATATGGACGCATCGTGATTGTCCCGGCGCGAAGAGAGGCCGGTCGGTCTAGGTCGATGCCGTCGATGAGGTCTTGCAATGGGATCTCGTAGAGACGCGCCAAGGCATACGCCTCTGTCAGCTTGATCGACCTATCTCGATTCTCGATCTTCGCGAGCACCGTCTGATGCCAGTCGAATCCGTAGACGTACTTCATCATCCGAGCAATGATCGCCTGCGAAAAGCGCAGATACGTGCGTCGCGCTTTCAGATGACGGGTGAAGCTCTCATCGACTTCGCGAATCAACTTCGCGCCCTTCGTTTCCTCTGCCATGCCCCAACATTAACCGATTAGAGGTTGACATATCCAGCGAAAGATGATGTTATTCCAATATCGGTTGAACCGATCATCGGTTAAAAAGGAGATGACATGCAAGCTACCCCGACAGCCGAGGTCTTCACCCCCGAAGAACTCGCGAAACGATACGACACCAGCACCGCCGCTCTCGCCATGCTTCGGCACAAGGGCAAGGGTCCACGCTTCTTCAAGCTCGGTCGCCGCGTCTACTACACCGTCGCCGAAGTCCTCGCCTATGAGGAATCGTCAGCACAGGAGCGCACGGCGTGAACATCTACGACGTCCCGGTCTATGACACGAAGTTCTTTCCCGTCAGTGGGGACGAGATGCGTCGCCAGACCTTGAGAGAAAAAGAAGTGGCGGTCGCCACCCATGCCAATGAACGCTGCGACCGCCACAACCAATGCCAGAACATCGAGAAAGGATCTGCAATGTCTGCCACCCCCAATTCTATCCAAACCGGCACCGTGAAGCACCCCTCATGGTCCGTCCCGAACCAAATGCGCGTCTTCGGAACCGACGTCATGCACCAGGGCACCACGTACAGCCTCGAACGCGCCAATGAGAACGGTGACGAGTACAGCCTCAAGGCGACAGTCACCCAGCTCGAGGAAATCGGCCACGGCCTCACCACCGACCCGTACGTCAATCTCGTCGTCGACAGTGCGCCCTTCGGGAACACCGTGCTCAATCTCGACATTGCCGAGCTCGAGACCCTGACCGATTGGCTGATGGGAATCGTCGAGAAGGTGCAGCACCTCAAGCCCAAGCACTGACTACCCGTTCGCACTTACCCATGCCAGGAAGTGCGCGGGGAGTACGTGGACATTTTTGGAAGCGTACTCCCCGCCGAGAACACGATGACCAAGTACCTCAGCAAAGACGAGGAAACCTTGAAGATCTACCACGGCGGCACACAAGTCGCCTACGACCGCGGACACAAAGAAGGCCACTTCGCCGGATGGAACCAAGGCGTGATCGTCGCCCAAGTCAATGACAACGAGTTCCTGCGCGGCCTGCGCGACCATATCGCCACCTACCCACGAGAGGACGCCGACACCGTGACCGTGAGCCGAGCGTTCCTCGAGAACCTCGTCAGCACCATCGACGCGAAACGGGCCAACAACGCGGCCAACATCGAGAGGAGGCGGAAGGCATGAATAGCACGGACTCGTTTGACGGTTCGGACGCTTCAGACGCTTTTGACGGTTCAAATAGGACCCCTAGCGGAACCGTCGCAAACCGCGTTCGGGACCATCTCAGCAGGTATCTTTCCCCTGCCTCCGATGAAGACCTCGACGTGCTGACACTTTGGGCGATGCACACTCACCTACCCCAGGCGCTCTATACGACACCGCGGCTGCTCATCACGTCCCCGATGCCGGGGTCGGGGAAGACGACCGTGCTCGAGCACCTCGAGCGCCTGGCACCGCACGCGACACCCATGTCGTCGGTGTCATCGTCAGCGCTCATCCCTCGACTGATTGCTGCAACACCCACAGTGCTGCTCATCGACGAGGCAGAGAAGGCACTGAGCCCGAACAAACCGAACATTGAGGACGTGCTCGGCGTCCTCAACTCCGGTTACAAGGTGGGCGGATCCCGACCCGTGCTCGTCCCCTCGAAAGAGGGCGGATGGGTAGCCCAGAGCCTCCCCACATTCGCACCCGTTGCAATGGCCGGCAATGCGCCCGACCTGCCCGAGGACACGATGCAGCGTGCGATCACCGTGACGATGTTCCCTGCAGCAGAAGGGGACGTGGAGGAATCCGACTGGGAGCTGATCGAGGCCGACGCAAAGGATCTAGGATTGTCCATCGCAGAATGGGCCGAGGCCGTGCGTGATGAAGTTCGCGGCACACGTCCCCCGGTTCCGAAAGGATGCACCGGCCGCGTGCGGGAACGATGGTTCCCGCTCAAGCGCGTGGCCGTCTTCGCCGGGGGTGACTGGGCCGATCGTGTAGACCGGATGATCATCAACGACCTTGATCAGATGGAGAGAGACCAGGAGGAAGGTCTCACCACGGTGAAGCCGCACCTGCAGCTGATTCGAGATCTACATCAGGTGTACGCAGACTACGATCGCACGTTCGTGTCCACCGCCGAGATCGTGAGCGCGCTCATCGTTGACCGACCAGGCATGTGGTCGAGCGCGAGCACCTTCGGCAAAGACCTCACCGCCCAGCGGATGGGTCGGATGTTGGTCAAGAACTTCAGCATTCGATCAACCAAAGACGGTCAAGGTGTCCGTGGCTATTACGTCGGCAACTTCGGTCGCGCATGGCGTGCAGTTGGCCTCTCGGCACCAGCTGGACGGTTAGACGATACCCCCTCTAGCGAACCGTCAAGACCGTCCGAACCGTCTGAACCGTCAAACGAGGTCGCTGTCTGCACAGTGTGCGGCGACCGCCTCATCCCGGTCGACGGCTCCACCACTCATCCAACCTGCGAAACCCAGGAGGCCCAAGCATCATGACCATCCGAGACCACTACCTCGATGCCCTCGCACTCATGCAGGCTCACGCCAGCGACGACCGGGAAGGGCTCGAGACCATCCTTGCCCACGCCGACAGCGGCACACTGCTCGCCAGCATCTCCGACCTGGCCCTGCTCACTGGCTCACGAGCCATGGGCACACCAGGAGATCCAAGCAGCTACCTCGCCCAGATGCGAGCAGAGATCATGGGACTGCGAGATGAGTAGGCTCAAGCCCTGCATCGTCTGCGGTGAACCATCAGCGACCACTCGCTGCCCTGACCATCAACTGCCGACCCACTCAGGCACACCCAACGTCGAGCACCCTGCCTATGCCAATGGGACACGCTGGAAGAACCTGAGCCGACGACTACGGCGACAACAACGCTTCTGTGACCGTTGCGGATCGAAACAGCAGCTCACCGTCGACCATATTGTCCGCTTCAAGGACAGGCCAGATTGGGCCTACGAGGAAGCGAATCTGCGGATCTTGTGCAAGCCGTGCAACTCGGAGTTGTCGGGAGTCAAGGCGAGTCCCGAAGTTGAGCGGATGATCGCCGAGCAGATCGATAGGGGGAGTGGCCCCGCCCTAAGTTACTATCCGACGCCGCCTGGTAGCCCCAGAGACCGTTACACACCCCCGGGGGGTATGCTGGATAAGGAAGGGAGATTGTCGTGAAAGCTGGTCCAAAGTCCGCTGTCGATGACTCTCCCCTGCCGTTCAAACCTCGGAGCAAGGTCGAGTCGGAGCGGTTCGTGAAGTTCGCTGACAAGTTCCTGAGAGTGCCGAAGGGCACCGGGGCACGGTCGAAGTTGAACCTCAGAGACTGGCAGGTGTCGATCGCCGCCGACGTCCTCGATCATGGTGCTCGCACTGTCGGTCTCATGCTCCCTCGAGGATCCGGGAAGACGACTCTCAATGCCGCTATCGGCCTGTATGCGTTCTTCACTTGGGGCGACGGTGCCAACGTCGTCGTGTTCGCTGTCGATGAGCGCCAGGCGGGTCTCGCATTCTCCGCTGCTCGTCGCATGGTCGAGCTCTCCGAGGAACTGTCGAGCCGCTGTCAGGTGTTCAAGGACCGGCTCTACTTCCCGTCCACTGACTCGAGTTTCCAGGTCATGCCGGCCTCGGCTGCATCGGCTGAGGGGCTCGACTACGTGCTCGCGATCGTCGATGAGGCCGGCGTCGTGAACCGGGATCTATTCGAGGTCGTCCAGCTGGCTCAGGGCAAGCGTGAACGCTCAGTGCTCGTGGCGATCGGAACACCGGGGCCAAACCTCGACGATCAGGTGCTGCTCTCACTCAGGGAGTACGCCGCCGATCATCCCGAGGACAAGTCGCTGCGGTTCAGGGAGTTCTCTGCTGCCGGGTTTGAGCATCACCCCGTCGACTGCAAGCACTGCTGGGAGCTTGCCAATCCTGCTCTCGATGATTTCCTTCACCGTGACGCTCTGCAAGCCCTGCAGCCGCCGAAAACACGCGAGGCGACATTCCGCCGCGCTCGGCTCTGCCAACTGGCCTCTGAGACCGAGGGCGGGTTTCTGCCGCCGGGCACCTGGGAGTCGCTGAACACTGGGGAGTTGATCGACGACGGCACTGAGGTTGTGATCGCCCTCGATGGTTCGTTCTCTGAAGACACCACTGCTCTACTGCTGGGCACGGTCTCGACTGAACCGCATTTCCACACCTTGGCCGTGTGGGAGAAGCCGAAGGGCGACGACGGTTGGCGCGTGCCGGTCGAGGAAGTCGAGGACACCATCAGGGCCGCCTGCAAGCAATTCCAGGTCGTCGAGATCATCGCGGATCCGTTCAGGTGGACGAGGACTCTGCAAGTGCTCCAATCCGAGTCTCTGCCGGTCGTGGAGTTCCCGCACTCTCCCACTCGCCTCACTGCGGCTACTGGTGACGTGTACTCGGCGGCCGTGGCCGGGAAGATGACTCACTCAGGTGAACCGAAGCTCGCCGCTCATGTGGCCGCTGCGGTGGTGACTGAGGGTGATCGGGGGATGCGTCTGGCGAAGGCTTCACGGTCTCGGCAGGCCCGAAAGATCGACTTGGCTGCATGTCTGGTCATGGCTCACTCACGGGCGACGTGGAGAGCAACGAAGAAACCGAAGCGCCGTCGAGCGCGCTCATTTAGGAGATGAAGAAATGCCAACGAAGAATGAACTGACAGAGATCTTGCAGAAGATCGACGAGCCGGTCGCGGATCACTCCCGCCTGGTCAGATACTACGAGGGGAAACAGCCGCTGACGTTCCTCTCACCTGAGGCGATCGAGAATCTGGGGAACCGGCTCTCGACGGTCTCGGTCAACGTCCCTCGCTTGGTCGTGGAGACGATCGCGGAGCGGCTGCGCGTCACCGGCTTCACGAAACCCGAGATCTGGCCCTCATGGCTGGTCAATGACATGGACACACTGTCCTCAGTCGTCCATCGTGAAGCTCTGTTGCTCGGCGACGCCTACGTGATCGTCTGGGCTGACTCTCAAGGTCAACCCCTTGTGTCAGTGGAGTCTGCTACGCAAATGGCGGTGACGATCGACCCGGCGACTCGAGCGATCACATCGGCTGTGAAGCGGTGGGAGACGAAGGACGCCACTCACGCTGTTTGGTATGGACCCGATGAGATCATCCGGTACAAGGCTCGCAGTGTCGGGGCGACAACAACCGGGTTCGAGCCGGTGGAGTCGATCGACAACCCACTGGGCCGTGTGCCTGTCGTCCAATTCCGTAACGGTGGCCGGCTCATGACCCGCGGTGTCTCCGAGATGCTCGACGTGCTGCCGCTGACTGACGCTCTCGTGAAGCTCACGACGGATCTGCTCACAGCCTCGGAGTCCTCGGCGCGTCCTCGGCGCTGGGCAACCGGCATTGAGCTCACCGACCCCGACGATGAGACGGCAGAGGTCGTCAACCCATACGGCGAGGCCGACAAGATGATGATCTCCGAGGCTCCCGAATCGAAGTTCGGTCAGCTGCCGGCTGCGGACCTCATCGGCTATGAGAATGCGGTGTCCATCATCATGCGCGAGATCTCCGCAGTCAGCGGCTTGCCGGATCACATGCTCGGTCTGGCCGGGTCGAATCCGACGAGTGCTGACTCGATCCGTGCATCTGAGGCGACACTGACGGCGAAGGCAGAAGCACGTCAGGGTATTTTCGGTCGCTCATGGCGGCAGGTGGCGCAGCTCATCACCGCGATCCAGACCGGCGCGGACCCGGCATCAGTCGACGTGGGAGTGAAGTGGGCAGACCCGTCGACTCGCTCGACAGCTCAGGAAGCTGACGCCGTGACGAAGCTTGTGCAGGCAGGCATCCTCCCCGCCTCGATCGCTCTCGAGCGTCTGGGATACGACGCGGACGAGATCACCGCCATTGAGGCCGCGAAGGACCGTGAAGCGGCCAGGGCGTCCATTGCCGACGTGCAGGCCCGCGCCGACCTCGCCCAGAACCTCGAAGGCCGAGGCATGAACCAACCAGCAAGCTTGGCCGCGGCAGGACTGTTCGCGGCCGCCAATGAAACCCGAGAAGGAGAAGCATCATGAGTGAACAGACCATCACCGAGACCGAAGAAGTCGAGCAGGACCATATTGCCGGCGCCGACGAAATGGTCGACGAGGGTGCGATTTCAAATGCGACCCCTGAGGGGGAGTGTCCAGTAGACACCCCTGACGATGATGTCGCCTCCACCGACATCGTAGATGGACCAAATGACGCACCTGAGGCAGATTCCTCACCTGATGACGAGCCCGACACCTTCCCCCGCGAATATGTCGAGAAGCTGCGCGATGAGAACGCGAAGTACCGGCAGCGTGCCGGCCAAGCCGACGACCTCGCCGAGCGGTTGCATCATGCTCTGGTTAAGGCGACAGGGCGCCTCATGGATCCATCGGACCTCGAATTCGACGAGAGTCACCTCAAGGATTCGCAGGAACTGACAGCGTCCATCGACGACCTGCTGAAAGAAAAGCCGTATCTGGGCAAGCGCACCCCGAAGGGTGACATTGGACAGGGCGCGTCAGGGGCATCGGAAACTGTCGATCTCGCGGGCATGTTGCGATCGAGAGCATAGAAGGATATACCCCCAGGGGGTAAGTGCTACAATGATGGGGAGTCGTCCTGGTGGCGGCTCCCCATTCTGGTCTGGCACCACGGGATCCAAGCTCAATCTCTCGTGAAAGGTGCCAATCATGGCTACAGAAACCACCACCGCCAATCCCGAACTACTCGCCGAGCAGGTCTCGTCTCTGCTCATCCAGCCACTCGAAGAGCAGTCCATCATGCTCAACTCTGGCGTGAAGATCTACGACAGCGCTTCACCGCTGCGGATCCCCAAGCTCGTCTCGTCCTCCGATCCGTCGTGGGTCGGTGAAGGCGAAGAGATCCCTGAGGCAGACGTGGAGTTCGATGAGGTCAAGCTCATGCCCACCGATCGCAAGTCCATCAAGACACTGATCCGCTTCACCAACGAGCTCGCCCGTCAGTCCGTCGTCGGTCTCGATGCCACACTCAAGGCTCGACTGGTCAATGACGTTGCTCGCAAGCTCGACACTGCCCTGCTCGGCGGCGACGGCGCGGCGAAGTCGGTTACCGGCATGATCAATCAGGCAGGCGTGCAGGAGGGTGTCCTCGACGCCTCGGATCCTGACTCTCTGCTCGATGCCCTGGCAATGGCTCACGCGGCCGAAGTGCAGCCGAACCGGTGGTTCATCTCCGGTGCTGATTTCTTCACGCTGCGCAAGCTCAAGGACGCTGACGGGCACTACCTCATCGTCTCCGACCTGACGGCCGGCGCAACGTACAGCCTGTTCGGTATCCCGGTCACCGTGACGAACAAGCTGCCTGAGGGCAAGGCGGTCCTGGCGAACATGGGCGAGGTTGCCGTCGTGCGCGACACCAACGCCGACGTGAAGATCCTCGATCAGACGTTCGCCACCACCGACGAGCAGGCTATTCGAGTCGTGACCCGCTACGATCTCGGACTGCTCCACCCTGAGGGCGTCATCGTCCTGACTGCTGCGGTCTGACATGCAGTCCATGCAAGCCAAGCCGGAAGGCTCGGAGATCGCCAAGCTCATGAACCGCAGTGGAGACACTGAAGCCGTGAGCTTGGCGTCTGCCTACATCGACGTCGTGTGGAGCATGGCCCAGGAGTACACGCGAGGCAAGGGGTTCTCTGCAGATGGTGAGCAGGCAGCACCGTCGATCTGCTCGGCTGTGAAGCTGGCAGCCATTCGGATCACCGTCAACCCGACGCAGACGAAACGATTCCAGGTGGGCGAATACCAAGAGACCCCGAGCGTGTTCGACGGGTTCAACCTCGCCGAGCTCGCCGTGCTCAACACCTACCGGATCCGAGCCAAGTGA